GTTTAGCTTTGGCCGCAACCATCGAACAGAATAAAAATAAATCTGCTTTTTAATAAGAAAAAGGCTTCCCTCATAAGAGAGAAGCCTTATTTTTTTATCCTGTGATAATACCTAAAAATACATCAAAAGGATTTGCGGTTAATTCGATTCCATAATCTTCTGAATAATCAATTAATTCGGTTAAGGGGTCTTTATTTTCCGCAATTCCTTTGCGCTCATTCCTAGTCTGGACCGCAAGCTCTAGCTGTTCTTTTTCTTCTGCGGAAAAGCCATTATAAAGTTCTTGAATTTCTTCTGTTGTGTATGTCATCTTAACCTCATTTAATAAACTTGTAATAATCGTTTCCGTCATACGAAAAAACAAACATCGTTTTAGTTCCTAACGGAATATCCCACCAAAAAGCCGGGTCATTGTCTCTTCTTACCTCAATTCCCGCAAGCTTATTAATCATAGCGATAGAATGATTCCCCACTAAATTAAAATTACAAACCTTGTTGCCATTGGAATCGAAAGCAATATTAAAACCTTTTTCACTAGACCAATAAGCCGAGTTTTTAATTTCATCTTTATTTGAAATTTCAACTACAGTTGTTCCATTTTCTTCTGTGGTTGTAATTACATTCATTATATTCTCTTTTCTTTGAAATCTTTTTCTTAAAAATATTATACCACTTTTAGCTTTCAAAGTCAAGATGTTATAAAAAAATGCCCCTCTAAAAAATAGAGGGGTTCTTTTTATTTAATTTGAGTAATATACCCGTTATCATCTGTGGCAACGGTGATATTACCAGTTAAAAGTTTGCCTTCTTCATCGAAAGCACAAATTTTATCTGCTCCGACTTCATACAAACCATTTTGTAAACGTGTTCCATCACTATTGAAGTAATACCAAGCGTCTCTACCGTCTCCATTGTCGTGATACCAGCCTATGACCATGCGACCAGTTTCATCAAGGAAATAGCTTTTACCATTGTAATCTACCCAGCCAGTAGCCATACGACCATCTGATTTTAATAGATACCAACCACTGTTATAGGAAATCCACTTGTCATAAACTAATGCGCCAGTTTCATCAAAATACCACCAGTATTTTTCAGAACCTTCCCACGCAGCATGAACCCAACCAGTAAGCATCCAACCAGATTCATTAAAGTAATACCACTTTGTACCTACACGATACCAGCCAACAGCATATTCACTTGCGGATTCTCCTGTTTGATACCACCAAGAGCCTTTGCCATCTGTATGCCAGCCAACTTGAGAAGTTGAGCGTGAGCCAGTCATGACCTCGTACCAATAGCAAACTCTCTCCATATAGTGAGCATTTTGAGAGCCAGCAATTTCACCTGGGCAAGCAGTTGCAACAATCTGTTTGTGCGGACGAACATTGCCGCCCCAGTTTGGATAACCAAGATTATATTTAATCAAGAGAGCAGCAACAAGATGCGCGCCGCTCTCTAGAGTTGCTTCCGCAATAGTCCAAGGGTTAGAGTTATTATTAGCGTGTTCAATAGAGATAGATTCGCAATTTGCGGTCCATCGTCCACACGCCCATGCAGTATTAGATTCTAGTACGTGCTGGGTAACTGTACCATTGGCATCAACTGAATAATGGGCAGATTGAGCTTGCATATTATCCCACATACGAGTAATAGCGGCACCAGTTAGTCCAATAGCAGCTTCGTGATGAACTACAATGTAACGAACGCTGTGTCCATCACGACCACTTGAATAAGCAGAGGTAGGGATATATTCATCGGCTGTAATATTACCAGACCAATCCATAAAACCTCCCTTATTCCTTAGCAGCAGAACTGATAATGTTTTTAAATGCTTCGTACATACCAGTAGAAGTAAGACCGCTCATAAGACCAGTGACAACAGTTTCAAGAGTTACTGCTTGTCCTGCGGTCATAGCTGCGATAATGGCGCAAACCACACCAAGGACCGCAACGATAAGAGGGATGAAACGATTAACGGTTTCTGCGGGAACTAGATTCTTAATAATGTAACCAACACAAAGGCAAATAATGACAATGCTAGGTGCTAGGTAGGTAGAAACAATAGATAAGTCAAACATATTTTCTCCTTTTCTTTAGGCTTTATCTTTAGAAAGATATTTCGCAATAGTTTCATTTAGTTCAGAAATTTTATTCATATAGAAAATTTGAGATTCCTTAAACTCTTTTTGTAGATTGTTAAATTTATTTTCTAAATCTCTAAGTTTTAGATAGCCATTTTCCGCAAAATCTTGTCTATCAAGAGCTTTTTGCTTTTCTGCGGCAAATTGCTCTAATTCTTGTTTTGTAAAAGGAATATAGCGCATAATCTTTTCGTATTCATCATATTCATCATGCCCTTGAACGCCTTCTTCGTCTAAGACGAAACGAAGCTCAATTCCCTTTACTTCTTTTCCCGTCTTGTCTTTATCAATAAATTCAAAAACGCCATTTTGGTCATCAATTACTTTTACATAATCAGATTTTCCATCTTTATATTCTGGTCGAAACTCTGTATCATCTTCAAAATGGAATACTACAACCTCATAATGGAATTTTTGAGGTTTAGAAGCAACAGCTTCATGATGCTTCAATAAAATTTTATCTTCTTGAAGTTTTCCTTTTTCTAGGTCAACTTCTGATTCTTTTAATTCTTTTCCCTTTAAATCCAAAATCCTCATTTTTTTATTCCTCTCGAAGGTAAATTGCTTTCATAGATTGATTATCCTCAAGTCTAACAAAAAATTGCGGGAAAAGCCTAACATTGTCAGCTTTAACTGGTTGATAATGCCATTTTCTCGCTAACTTTTTATCTTTATTGAGAGTCCTATACCTCATGATAATTTTAGTATTATTATCAAATCTTTTAAGTTTATCGACTAATTCGGATTCATTTTTGATGTCAGAATAAATAAAGGATTCGTCATTATTGTTTTCAAAATAAGCTTGTTTTGAATGACTTACCCCATAATAATCATCAGAAGAAGTTGGACTAATTCCATACTGCATTTGAAAAAAATGATTAGGGACTTTATCAAATTCTATATAAGCATAAGGATTGTCCGCATTTATGACGGATAAAGAAGTTTTTTCTTCTTTTGCGGTCAAATCTTTAGAAGGCATGATAAAAGGTTCGCTATAAGTCCATGGACCAGCTTCACCGTATTTTCCTTTAACCGCCACTCTAATTCTACCAGGTAGATTATAGGCATCCTCTGATATTACTCCAACAATCGTTTCAATTGGAATTTTTATATCATTTGTAGAATAATCTGGAAGAGAGGAGAAAGAAGAATTAGCCGCATTAGTAGAAATTTCTACAAAATAAGTAGGAATAGGACCGAAAGAATTAGAATCTTGAAAAGTAAATCTCAAGCTATCTTTTTCTGGTACATCTTTTCTAGTTAAATTTGTAACAGGATTAATAGGGGGTAATACTGCCCCAATAGCAGGAACGGTAATTTCAAAATTTTGTGTTACGGGAAAATCTCTTGTTGCTGCTTCTACAAGAGTGTTTCGAAAAGTAATTTTTTTATCAACATTTTCCCTGGGGATATAAAAAGTATTTGGACCCGCTTCACCGCACACGTAAGGTTCTTCATAGTTTCCTGCTGGAATTGAGCAAGTGAGCTTTTGGACATTTAATGCGGGATTTGAGTTAAAAACTTTTTGCTGTGGGTTAACAGGGGCAAGCATAAATTCTACTTCTCGAGAAGGCTTATTATTTTTTGAGACAAGCACTTTTTGAGAGACTGTAAATTTTGTAGCGTTCTCTGTAAGTTCAATATTGTAAGTAAAAATTCCCCAATAATCAAAATTCTCAGAGGAATAATGTAATCTAGCACCTAATGACATATCCACCTCCTTTTTTCTCTATATAAAATAAAAGAGGGCAAACTAGATTTTATCTAATTTGCCCATCATTTTAATCTATGGTTCAATAGCAAGCTTCTCTTCTATCTTCTTTAATTTTTCTTCTAACTTTTGAAAATTAAGCTTAGCTTGGTCTAACTGAATTTGCAATTCTCCATTTAATCTGGCTAACTCCAAAAGGCTCTTTTGAAAATCATTAAATTCACTATACTTGGTATAATCAAATCCCTCATTGGGGTTGCTAAGGACCTTTACATTAAAGCTAGAAGTAGAACAAACTGAAATATCATCTACAAGGTCAATACAGCAAATGACGTCGCCTTCAACTAACATGGCTTTTGGATATTTGAATTCCCACTCAGTTTTTTCTTCATTAAGTGGAATGAATACATTATACCCTCTAATATTAGTTTGCAGATGCTTCCAATTAAGGTAAAGCATAGTGCCTGTTGCCATTTGTTTGAGCGTTTCTTGCTCTAGCTTGACAATAATTGAACGACCGTTCACGTTGCCCGCACCCGCTACTATAGGCTCATCAAAGTGCTGGTCAAGAGATTTAAGGTGAATTATGGTTGATTTCAAATTGCGGTCTTTCATGTTTTAATTCACCTCTTCTGGCTTGGTTAAGATAGCTCTCGGGAGCTGCCTTAATTCTTTCATTAGTCCTTCGATAAAAGTATTGCCGCCAGCGTTAGTATAATACATATAAGCTCTCTCTAGCGACTGTAAACTTAAATCGTCTATTGCTTTTATTTTATAGCAAAAATAATGATGCTTGTCAATAATTTGACTTCTTGCTTCATCTTGAAGTCGTGCTAAAGTAATTGAATCTGTAGCCTGAAGTTGTTTGATATTTTGCTCTTGGCGGTCTAGTTTGAAATTAATTTCATCAAACCTAGTATCAATAGAATTTTTTAATTCATCAATACTTTTTTGCAATAAATCAAGTTCTCTTTGGTTTTTCTCTTTTTCATCTTCAACTCTAAAATATTTCTTTAATTTATCTTTAAAATAATCAATTACTTCACTAATAGCTTTTGCCGCAAAAACAAAAGTAAAAAGTATTAATAATAGAGTTGGGAGAGAATAATTATTTAATAAAAAATCAATTTGCGCCATTGGAAACTAATCCCTCCTAAGATACTCGATACCAAACATTAACTGTTATATACGCTGGCATATTATTGTGCGGCTTGCTGCCACCTGCTGTAGACAAATTGTCTGTTTCCCACATATAGCTATTAGCTGACCTTGCGGACCAATTATAGTTACCATCAACCCAGTTTGTACCGCAGCCAAAATTCAAAGTGTGTTTGTGAGCGGGTAATTCTTCAACTGTTAAGGTATGTTCAGCTTCTCCACCCTTAACCTTTGTTTCACCATCAGTACAATAGAAAAAACTTTCTTTGATTTTTACCCAGTTGCCACCAAATACCGAAGCTGGATTTATTGAATTAACGCATAAATAAAAACTACCAACAGGACGTAAATACTCATTTAATTTATATGCTGCCATAATTATGCTGTCCTATACCATGCGTGACAAGTAATATAAGGCGGCATATTGTTGTGAGGTTTATCACCACCGCTTGGATTGGTTTCTTTTACGTAGTCGGGGTACATATTAGTTGACTTTGCGGTAAACTGATACGCACCACCCCAGTCAGAACCCCATGGATAGCTGATATGGTGAGTGTGAGAAGGCATTTCTTCAACTGTTAGCTTATGCTCATTTTCACCACCAGTTACGAGAGTTTGCCCTTCTGTCGCATACAAAAATCTATCTTTAATTTGAATCCAAGTACCGCCAATAAGTTGTGCGGGAGTGCTTGTTTCATTCATCGAAAGAAAAATACTTCCTACGGGATATGCCGCATCTAAAAGATTAACCCATCTTGACATTATCCCACCACCTATACCTTAACCCAGATTTTAACACTATTCTGAGTAGGCTCATTTGGACCTACATAGACAGTACCAACGGAATCATCCAGTTTTTCAAAAGTTACTGCTTTATCAACTAAATGGCTATTTGACACTGTATTATTTTGTAAACTCAAGCTTAAAGCTACATTAGTTTGAGTCGTATTAAGAGAAACAGAACCAGTAACATTGCCAACAACAGAAATAGTTTTATTAAGTTTCTCTGCTAAAGTAGCTTGTGTTGCACTGCCAATTAAATTACCAGTAAAATTAGTCGCATAAACGTTCTTATATTGTTTTGCGGCAGTTCCTAGATTCCAAACACCATTAATAGTTGGCTCGATGTTAGTAGAATTAAATGTTCCAAGCATAGTGCCGCCAGATGTAGCTAATGCTCCGATATTATCTGGGGTAATATTTACTTGACCAGTTCTATAAGAGGTTTCTTGTAACCCCTTAACTCCCGTAACTTCTCCCGCAACTTGCCAAGTGCCATCACCACGTAAGAATTTTAGCCTATCTACTACTCTTGGTTGCGGGACAATACCAGCCTTACCGTCTTGTGAAACAGTAGCACCTTCCATAGCAGGGGCAAAACTATCTGTAAACTTTGCATCGGCAGGAACGCTTTTATCAATAGTAAAATTACAAGCAGTAAGTACACCATTTTGAATATAAGCAGGACGATTAGAAGCTCCAATAGTAAGAGTAAAAGGAGTTGCTTCACCATCTTTCAAATAAATTGGTCTACCATCTGCTCCGACTGTAGTAGTACCGAGCTTTGCGGCAGTCCCCGCACGATATTCCTGGTAGCCTTGCTCTGTATTTAATTTAGTTTCATCTACAACTAAATACATAACTTTTGTATCAGCTTGGAAAATGGTGTCGCCGTTTTGAGCCTTGTCTTTTGTAAGTTTTAGTCGCTGGTCTTTATTGACGACTGTAATCATGTTTTCAACAGCAGATTTAGGAATTGCGGACAAAGGAAGGACACCAGTCACCGCAGAAGCATCAATTTGTGGCAAAGTAATTGTAATATCAGTTTCGCCATTAAAATTAGCTTTTCCCGGAGCAGCATTTTCTCCTGCCTTTACGCTAATCATTCTAGCTGTTTCTAATTTTCTTGCGCTAGTGGCTACGCCCTGTAAATTGCCAATGAGATTACCTTCTAGTGCCTGTCCAAAAGTAACTCTATCATTAAAATGTATAGGACCAGTTACCACTTGTTTCTTCGTGCTGTCTAAATCTAATTTCTTCTTGTCTAAAACAGATAATGCCTTTGGGGTAGATGCGGTAACACCAGTCGCCGCATCTAAAGTTTCATCAATCGTATCAGAAAGAAGAACATCACCATATACCGTGGAAGTAGCGTCTGGTGCTTCATAGATAGGTTTATAGGTTTGAGTAGTTGGGTCATAAACCTTAGCTACAAAATTGAGCAATTTTGCTCTGCTATTAGGATTACCTTTTGGCATAAACGCTATCCTCCTTTATTCTCCTAGTGCTTTACACACTAAATCTATAATAGCTTCTTGCGGCAAATCTTTAAGAATATTTACTGTTACAGATGTACCGACATTTGAATCAAATTCTAAAATTCCTGTATCTGGTACGCAAAAAGTGGAAATCCCTGTATTAGTTGTGATTTTTACATCTGGGGATAATTCTGTTTTTATAATTGCAATAGGCGGTTTTTTAGGAATCTGTATTCCAATGTGAACATATTCATTTGCACTACCGCCGACCTTAAAAGAACAGCCTGCGGAAAATGGTCCTTTTTGCTGAATTAATTTCATCAGACACTCCTAGTTCCAGAGCGTATAATTCAAAGACCAGAATTTTGGCATAGCATTTTCCGCGACTTCTGTTTGCTCATATTTAAAAAGCATACCTTTAGGACTAAGTAATTTTGTGCTTTCTTGGCTTACTTCGTCTTTATTCAAAAGCATTACTTCTCGACTACCTGTGTCCGCAATAGTGCCAAGGAAGAACCATTTTTCCTTATTATAATCAAAGGCATAAAATTCTTTTGCGCTTTTCTCTCCGCCATTAGGACTAAAGGTAATAATCTTCTGCTTAGTGTTTTCGCCGCCAGGAATATTAGCTTCTCCTGTTAAACCATTTGGATATTTAAAATTCAAATAATCCAAAATAGTACTTTTGCCAGAAGCCGTAACATCTGATTGAGTAACATTAAAGCCAATAAGAATACCGTGTTGGTCTTTCACCGTCCCATAATCACGCCAATAGACAGTAGAGCCATAATCGGGAACACTTGGATTGAAGCTACGGACAATATTATTATTTATCCAATTGCTTGCATTAGTTCCTGTTGGATATGTAACTACACCTTGATTTGTAATAGGTCTATGGTCTGGTGCGCTAAATAGCACCAATAGATGGAAATCACTTGGGCGAACACACATATCTTGAATATGGTTAATAGAATCACCAATAGGTGTAGATTGGGTTTCTGTATTATACTTAACTCTAATATGCTTATCTTGTGTAATGTCAGAAGCTAGTTGGACTGACTCAATAGTTTTAAGTTTATAGGCGGTTTCTTTGCCGAGATTCTTTACGGTTAAGACTTCGCCAGTATTAAATCTAAAAGAAACTGTGCCGTCTACGCTAGTTTCCGCAGAAGTGATAACCTTTAATTTAGCAGAAGAAGCAATCTCACCGGTAGTGTGATTAACTGTAATGTCGCCAGTTTGCTCATTGATGGTAATATCTTTTACCCAGTCAAGCGTTTTTTCATATTTTGTTGAATCATTAAAATTAAATTCAAAATGACCAGTTTCAGTATTTAGAGCAACGTCTTTAACCCATTTAACTCTTTTGGGGTCTGTGACAACGCCATTTGCGGGCAAAGCTCCACCATTAGTTCCCGCATAAGTATAAGTAATTGTACCGTCTGTTTTATCAATTTGAATATCTTTAATCCACGTCAAATCAAATACGGCATCGTCGTCATGATTATTATATTTTACAGTAAAGCGTCCACCTTGATTGCCATTACCAGTAGTTAAGCTAATCTGTTTAATCCACTTTATCTTATTAGTAAAAGTAGAATCTGAATTGTGGGTATATCCAATAGTAAGAGTTCCGTCTTCTGCAACTTCAACATCATCAATGATATTAAAATCGCCAAGATAAATCATTTTTGGCTCTGGATTAATTATGTCATCATAAGAATAGTAGTCAAAAACAATAATCTTGCGGGAATTGGCAATGTCATCTTGCATACCGTCATATCCTGCATTTCCAAAAGTCACTTTACCAGTTTGTTTATTTACCGTAAGTGCTTCTGGAGCATAAATAGTGTCAAGTGCAGTTGGAACGATTACACGCATTTTCCGCAGCGTATCGCCCTTAATACCTTTTGGAATACCGAAATCCCATTTTTCGTAATAAGGATGCGTTAAATCATCAACTCTCTTAATATTAGTCGCATCTTGCTTTAAGTTGCCAGCTTCATCATATTGAGAGACTTGATGGACCGCATAATCAATAACCGTGTAAGGGAAAGACATTCCGACATAAAACCAACTGTCAGAAGTCGTATTATCTTTTCTGATATTAACCCAAGTGTACTTAATAGTATCATTATATTTGGTGATACCATTATCAACGTATTTACCAGGGACAATGCCATGATTGACTTTATCTTCTAAGTCAAAGACCGCAGGAGTACCAGTTCCCTCTGATACAATATAATTTCCATCGCTATCTTTTCCAGTAGGGAATTTGCGAGTTGAATTTGCGGGAAGTGCTTCTTGTCCTTTCTTTTGGACTGAAGCAACGCTATCTAGCTGGGTATAAGGTGTGCCAGAAGAAGCACCTACAATTTGACCAAGGTAAATTGCTCCACCATTTGAGTTTTGAGAATCCATGCCACGGCGATATAATTTACCATTATCTTTATCATTTTTATTTGGTGTATCAATTAAGCAATATTCATTGTACCAAACATCTTTGTAAGCAGAACCTTGTTTAAAAGAAGCAATCATGTCTGCAACAGAGCTAAAACGCCCTTTTAAAACAAAGGAAACGCCTGGTTTCCCTCCATAAAGACTATCCACGATTTCCTCCTTTAAATCTGTTCATTGTCATAAGTATAATCAAGCGTCCAATTATCTTCATAATGATTATTTTCCGCAACTATTCCAATAGAAGTGACTGGAATTACATCACATTCATAATATCCACTTGGACCAATTCTAATTTCTTCTCCATTAATTGCCATTAGCAAACCTGGGTGACTATTCACGCCGATGCGGGATAAGGTAACACCTGTTCTAATAGTATCAATGAGATTATTAATAGAATAAAGTTTAATTTGACCATTATCCTTAGAGATTTTTGAAATGTCAATGTATCGTCCGTATTCAACGCCAGAAGCTGTTGTATGCTGAATAGAATAATCCTCTGCGGAACGTTCAAGTTCAATCAGAATACTTGTAAAGCCATCTTCTAGCGGGGTAAAAACAATTTCAAAGTCACTATAATTAGTATTTTCTCCTTGTCGCCAAGAAGCAACAATTTGAGATAAATTAACCTTGTCCGTTGGAATATAGGTTTGAGTACCAGTACCTAAATAAAATTTCACTTGATTGTTGTCTAGTTTTTGAATATAGAGTTTATCTTGTTCAGTAACTACTCCTGCTCTGTATTCCAATGGAATCATAGATAAAATTTTTTCATCGGTTGTTTCATACAGCGCAATATTAAAGACGTTTTCCGCAGTGCCACCACGCGAAATGGACATTTGTCGCAAAAATTGATAATACTGAATTTGATTATTTTGTTTTTTCACAAGTTTAATATTCAAATTAAAATCATAATTCATATCTTGCGGTATAGCAATATAAAAATAATAGCTTTTATCTTTTTCAAAAACTCCCTGCGAAGGAGTCACCAATACATCTTTAAAGTTGGTAGCGATGCTGGTTTCATTATTTGTTAAATTAGTTGATTGATAGCTTAAAACAGGGGTTAGTTCTGAAATGCAATTTCGCCCTGTGTAGCGTAACTGTCCTACTTGGAAAGACATTACCCCTCCTTTTTTCTCTTTTTATCTATTTAAATATAAAAAAATGAGCAAAGCCTTTTTACGACTTTGCCCATTATAAATTTACATTTTATCTATACATTGATTGCAAGATATATTCATTTGACCACTCGCGCCAAAAGAGAAAGAGAAAGATTTTATAACATAATCTCCATAAGTATTAGTAGTTGAATCACTAACTGTAATTCTTGTATTAGGAGTCAAGTAAAAAATTGGAACAGTAGTTAAAGATAATACTTTTTGATAGGTTGTATACGTCCAAAGCTGCGTCTTGACCGCATCAAAAGCACTATTCTTATATCCTCCCGTCCAAAAATTAGAATAAATATCCCCTCTTACTTGCGAGTAAGGTTGCCCCATTTTGATAGCTTCTTGACGATTTTCTACAATTTTATCATCGTCAGCATTTAACCAGATTACATTTGGAATTTCTGGTTGAAAAAGGCAATTTATATCTTGATTTACTAATACTTCTGTCCTTCTGCCGATGTTCTGAACGGAATATTGTCCAAGACCAGACGTGCTGGGTTCAATAAAATCAAGATAATAATTTCCATCAGCTAAAGTTTGCGGATGTAAGGTTTGTTCCTCTTCTTGCCCATAGAACTTTTGATTTTCTAAGTCGTAAATCTGCGGCCAAAAGGCATCTAATTCTTCAAAATAAAAATCTACATCAATCTTTAATTGTTTATTTTGATTATAGATTGGTTCTATCCAGTCGGTATTTGTGGTGTCAGAACGTACGAGATTAGTAAAAAATCTGCCTTGGTCTGTTCCCTTGTTCTTTGCCAAAAGTCCTTGCAAATACATTTCTGTTCGCCAGTCTTTTGTAATATAACCTGGTCCGCCAACGGGATAATACTTAATAGGAGTAATCTCTTTATAAGCATTATTATTCCAAAAGAAGAAAGAGTTAGTATCTGCGGTTCTGTAAATTAAATTAAAATTACCTGGATTTGGTAAAACCGTTTTTGTGGGAACAACTTGCGGGAAAGCGAGTCGAGTTAATCCAGACAATTCTTCTTTATATACCAGCAAATCTTTGTAAGCATTTCCCGCAATCGGCTTTTTGTCAATCGCAAGATGATACATTACATTAATTTTCTGATTATTTCCTGTACCTTCTCTTGTCCCTTGGATAACATAATCATTCCTAATGTTTTGGTATTGTGGAGTAGAAGAAACGGCAATCAAGTTTTTCTTGTTTGAAAAAGTGTATGAGCTTTTTTGGACGGTATTATCCACTAAATAGTCAAACCTTTTCATATCATCTAAAACAATTTTTGCCTGAGTAGTATTTAGATAATTTTTAATTTCTCTAAAATGGAAAATGCCATATTCGTCATAGAAGTATTCATAATTGCCGAGGTAATTCTTAATTTTTTCTAAAGCGTCTACAATAGTTTGATTAGCGTTCATCGTCAAATCTTGGTCAAAAACAAAATCGTTATAGATATATCCAATGTCCGCATTTGTCGGATAAGTTAAAATACCATTCATGTTTGCGGGTTTTTCTGTCATTGCTTCAAAATAGATATAACCAGTATCATTTCCTCGCCGTTTTAAATAAAGCGGTTCTTCACCCATCCATTTTTGAATTTTCCTAATTCTCAAAGGAACATCTTCAATGACAATATTATTAAGTGGCTCTCCCCCATAATGGTGGACCAACTCTTGAATAATATTAAAAATTAAAACTTTTTCAGAAATATAATCACCAGAAGCAGATTGAGTGTCTACAGAGTCCAAAATAACCGTAGAGGGGAATTTCCCGCCAATTTCACCGTTTAATCCGCACATTTTATCTTTCAAAGTTAGACTAATTGAAAGACCAGAGCTAACACTAGAATTTACCGCGGCAGATGAAATATAGAATACACCTTTTGGAAACCACAAGATAGGATAATCTTCATAAAACTTACTGTAGTTTTTAATACCAATCTCTAAAAAGACTTTTTTATTAATAGCAAAATCATTCTTGAAATCATCGGAATTGTACTCACCACTATTTAAGCTTGCTTGTAATGAACAAGAATTCCTTACAGAAGAAGAGCCATCGCTAGTAAAAGTACCCGAGGTGAGTTCCCCTTGAATTTCCTTCAAGGGGTCCTCATTCCAATTTAATAAAGTAATTCTCGTATATTGCTTTTTATTTAAAAAGTTGTCAATTTCAGATAAGAAATTTAATTTAGACTGCTTATCATTTAGGCTCTCGTCACTTTCGCCCAATAGGTAAGGATAAAATTTTCTCATATAATATCCTCCTTATAGATAGCTAGATTGAATAACAGAGCCATAATAATTAATTTGCCCTTGTACGGGAACGCAAGCTAAACCAACTTTTTCCGTAGAAGTATTAGGCGCAACATTAGTTTCATCTATATTCAATTCTTTGAACTGATACCATTTTCCATCTTCAAAGTAAACCCTAAAAGCACCGTCAACTTTATAAACAGTATTCCTCATAGGATTTTGAATATCTGCTACAGTCTCATAATTCGTAGCAGTATCTAAGCAAACTTCATTTTCACCTAAATACATTTGTCTTTCCAATGGCTTAATAGAAACTCTTACACCCTCGAAAGCAATATTAGAAATCTCAAAATTCTTGAGCAAGTGCAAAATCCCAGTTTCACCAATCAAATATTGCTTTTCCTCGTTGTCTTTATAAGTAATCTTACAAAGTGCGTATGGAGTGACTTCTAAGGAAATACCTTTCCAATACTGCATATATTGAATATGCCCACGAGAACTCACAAAATTGTATTTTGATTTAATATCTTTACTAAGATATTTTCCAGGTGCAAAAATACCAGCATATTGTCCAAGGATGATGCGGTCAATGGAGCTGCCAGAAATAACTGTGTTTGCATTATTCTTCTCATTGTAGCAAAGAGTATATTCCAAAGTCACAACGTCACCAATATGATTGAAAGATAAAGAGTAGACATCAAAACTATCTGGAATCTGATAATATCCTCGCTCATTTACAAAAATAGTTGTTTGAGATTCGGCATTTGCAATGTTAAAGGTATAGCCAGAAACTACCTGCTTTGGGTCTACAATTCCCGCATCTAAATTATTATTATTCACCCATTGTGGCGTACCGTCTGAATCAAAATAATAAAGATTTGGTTTACTCTGGAAATACAATTTTACGTTTTTAATGTACAGGTCATCTGGCTTTTTTCTAGAAAGAATATTCTTTTTATCATAAAGACCAGTCTCGCCATTCAGATTTGACTTTCCATATTTAATTTGTAAGTCAGAAAAAAGAAGATTCCTAATGTCATTTTTATTTTCAACAACAAAATTATACATCTGACCAAGTTTAACAACTTTTAATGATTCATCGTCGCCACCTGCGGAAATACCATTGATGTTATTAAGATTGGTCTTTTGGACTGGATAAATATTAAGTTCATCTAGTTTTTGTAATGAATTTCCATCTTCAATTTCATACATCGTTGCGGAAAAATCATATGTGATTCTATTGCGCTTTTGGGTGGGTTGCAGAGAAACGTCCGCAATCATAACAACCATTGCGCCCTCGGTAGAAGAACGATACAACTTTGGCTCACCATTATTTAACCAAGAGAGCAAAGATTCCCTAAATTCTCTTTCCCACAAATAGTCGTTGTATGTGGTAGTCAGATAATTATTTTCAGTAATGCTTGTATCTTTATCTGTATGTTGAGCAAAGTCCGCATATTTTTTGTAATTCTTAAAATCATTTCTGACTAATTCATCAATTCTATCATCATCTGGGGTAGTCTCTACTTTATCGCCCTTGCCCGCATCTGCTAAAATGGACTTGCTAGGATGCTCTTTATAATGTTTGTAGTATTCTTCTAATTCATTTGTCTTAAAAACAGACTTCTTAGAAATAAATTTTTGATAAGCATCTGCTTCTGCGGAAAGAGTGCCAGAAATGGAGAATTGTTTATAATTTAAGACAGCATTTTCTGTAAACTTTGGGAATTTGCCACCAAGAGTATCAATCTTAACTCTATTAACTACAGGTTTCATTGAAGAAATATTGTAATTGTATTTAATATTGTATTGCTGTTGTCCAGATGACAAAATAGCATCTTCAAAATTCGGCATAATGATGCGGGAATAGAAAACCTGGGTAATTGCACCAGCCGTATTTGCATATTGTGCAGAATACTTATACCAAACTAAGCTAGAAGCCGTATTGTCTTTAATAGAAATGTCAATTGTGCCATTGACCTTTTCAGAGTGAATTAATTCAGCCTTCTTGAAATTGTCTACACTTGATAATCTTTTTACATAGATAATTCCGCCGACAATACTAGCGGAGTTCTTAATCCTAATATTTACAATTCCCAGTTCATTGTCAACTTCTTCTTGGAATACTGGAGCAAAACCAACATCATTCAAGAAGTCGTTTAATACGATTGAATAATCTTTAATTAAGACATATTGATTTTTAGTAGTTGCAGTAATTCTAATAATAAATTTAGAATTTTCTGTAGTGTCAATGGTTTGCAAATCAATATTGTAATTAATATCATTCGGGTCAAGAGTATTATTTGTATAAATAGTCGGATTATCTTGGACCATAGTGGACTTATCTTCAGAAAAAACTTGCACTTTATAAGATTGCAAAGTTTCTGTTTCTAAAATACTCATATCTCCAAAGTACATACCACCAATAATAGGGATAATACCTTTGTTAAAAGCCGTAGCCTTTTCCGCACTAGAATTATCTAAAGTTTTTATTCTCAAATGCGGTTCAAGAATAGGTTTGATTAAACAGACAGAACTCCACTCAGAAAAATACCCTTGATAATTTAATAAATAATTATTTTTCTCATTTGCGGACATAGTGAAAAAAGAAAAACTAGAGTCACCATCGAAATTATCAAATCGTAATTGAACTTTATAGAATTGATTAATTTCAAACTGTTTAGACTGAATTGCCGCAACAGGAATTACAACATAATACATATTCTTCTTAGAATCAAATTTTAAGTCTGAAAAAATAATTCCGCTAGAATCGCTCAAAACATTCTCATTAGTATTTTGATTTACTACTGAGATATGAACTCTTTTTACATCAGAAGAAGAATTATAAGAAGAAATGGTGAAATATATTACAGCATCTTGATTATAAATAAAAGCATTTGAGAAAGTGGGGAGAACAGGAGGATATAATGTATTTACAGCAGTTGCCATTTATATTCCTCCTATTTCTCTCCGTAGGTATCGTGGTTTGTGTGGCCCGTGTCAATCCATAAGCCAATGTGTTTATTTGTCGGTTGGTCTACTCCAACAAAAACAAAAGTATTTTCTTTCATAAAAGACATATAGTTGTCAAAAAATTGCTCTAGAGAAAAATTCCCCATACCGATTCTCGTATCAACAACATCAGCGAAAGAAGCTCCAAAATCATAAAATGTTCCAAGAGTATTGTCGTCTTGTTTTACAGATATTTGTTTAACAAGATTTTTTCTAGCCATTAATAACCTCCTTGTCCTCGTCTATGCCATCCTCTACTTCTTGCGGGGCAGCGGAAGCAAGGAGGGATGCAGCAAGTTCCTGTCTTGCCGCATCCTTAACATCTAACATAACAGAGTTTAAAACATTTTCCATCAATGACGCAGGAATTTGATTCTGCCCCATTAAATTTCCAATATAGTTTTTTACTGTAGCCAAAACTCTAATTTGTAACTCTAAATCATTCATTTTATCTCCTTTTTACTATTCTAAGCGGGACCACCTGTGTAGAGGTCGCTAAGTTTAGCGGTTCTCTTAACGTGAGTAATATCTCCAACGGCACTATTATAAGTATCCCAATCGACAAGACCATAAGTGTTAGAAACATTGACAGACTTGTGAGTGTGCGCCCTATAAGTATTCCAAGGCGTGTAATTGCTGTATACCCAGTTTTGAGTAGCATAATTCTGATTTGCAGTCCAAGAGGTCGCATTATTGTATGCACGGTTAGCCGCATTATCTGCATATCTTTCTGTTGCGGTAACTGCCCAATGGTTATCAACGTCTGTGCGCAGATTGTTAATTTTATTATAAAAATTAGCTAATTCCGCATAAATAGCTTTAAGGTGATTATATACACTATCATAGCCGCTATAACCACTAAAAGCATACGTCTTTGCAAATTTGAAGTCATTTCCCGCAACGAAACTACCATTGGCAGAACGAATATCCCAACCAGCCATAATACTGGTCCAATAGTCTACTCCCTTGGTAGAATCATGCGAGTTAATAACTCCTGGAACATAAATTGAATTAGGGTTAAAAATACCAGATGTGCTAATACCACTAAAGCCGTGATATAATTCATTTGTAGATTTCATAGTTCCATTTGGACTTGATAATATCCATGAAGAAGCACTACCACCAGTTTGCGGCAAAAGTCGTAAATAAACGCCATCATCAATAGAATTAGAAGATGGAGAATAAGCGTCAATTTGTACGCCATCTGGTGAGCCGTGACTTTCTAAATGTAAAATACCACGATTAGACTTAACAAGTAAACCTTCTCCCCAGATATTTGAAATTAATCCAGGTCCATACTTAAAGTCTAATCCCGCTCTTGAAACTCCATTTTCATTTTGCCTTGCGGTATATCCCTCATTAGAAGTTTTAATTTCAGTATTAAGAGTATTTAAAACAAAATCTTTAGAGCCAACATTAATGCTTAATTTTTTACCCGTATTCAAAGAGGTATTACCACTAGCATTTACAATCAGTCCACCTAATTGTGAAGAATTGCTATTCAAGTTTATTAAAAGTTGTCCAGAAACAATATTTACCGCTTTATTAAGGCTGGTTGTAATGTCTAAACCATTTTCCGCAACCAATAAAGATTTTTCTGTAGCTGGAAGTGACAAGAATGTGTTTTCGTGTCCGATTTCTGCTGAATCTGAACTAATTATAATTCTATCATGAGAAGTTTTGTTAATACTCTTGGTATTAGAAGCATATAAACCAATAGAAGAAAAGGCTGATACGAAGTCACGCTGATATTCATTATCAAGACTTGTACCACCCGTCATATACAAAGTGCCACTTTTCTTGTTAACTGATTTACTCTCAGTAAAGAATTTAATTAATCCATTATCATTTGTACCAGTACCAACATTAAAAGTCGCACCAATATATTTATGTTTTGCAGCAGCTTCTCCAAAGGCACCGATGTCGCCAATGGCTAAAGCAGTTGCATTGTCCTTTAAAGCATTAGTAAAGAAACGACCTTGGCTGTTAATACCAACTTTTAACTCTCTATGCCATTTATAAGCATTTGCCAACTTGCGGGCAGCCGCATCTTTTTCCGCAGGAGAAGAAATTTGCTCTGGAAGGTAATAAATATCTTTATCTTTTACAAGACTAAAATAGAAGTCACCAGAAAAAGTATTTAAGTCTGGGTTGAGAAGTTGATGTGCGATTACATAACTACCATCAAATTTTTCTTTAGTTTCCCAACCTATGATTTGTCCGTTGACATTCAACAAAGCAGAAGAAAGGGGATTACTATGGTCCGTATCTTCTTCAGTATAAATAGCATTTTCATATACAACAAAATTTTGATATTCCGCAGCATTTGTGTGTCTATAAATCGTGAAAATAGATGGATTATTTGGGTCTAGCTGTAACTCAAAAGAGTCTTTAGGCTGAATAATTGTATTTGACCCACTAAAATTAGCGTCTTTATCATTATCAATTAGAGAGCGACCTTTAATTGTGATATAGGCTGGCGCAGAAGAAAGCATAATACCTTCTGCATCGTGCGGGATAGAGGCTTTATATCGTGGCTTTTTCGTCTTTTTATCAATGACTTTTGCCAAATCCGCATATGGTTTATCTAAAACGTTGCCATTACGATATTTATTCGGTTCTATATTATAAAGAGAAGTAGAACCAATATGCCAGTTGCCAATAGAAGATTCCTCGCCAGGAATAAGTTTAATTTGGCCGCTTTCATAATTTTTATTTTCATCGCTTTGTTCTTCTGGCAAACCAAAGATAGCAGAACCAGTTTCCGCATCTAAGAAAATAGATTGTTTACCCTTTGAAAAACCCAAGAGTCCAGTCAAGGTATTGCCGCCTTTTTTGTCGTAAAAAGACGAAGAACCCATTACCAGACCAGTAAACCTATTATTAGCGTCTTTATATCCTGCGCCCATTTGCGGAGCAAGGATATAATTTTCATTCTGATTAATTTCTAGACGATTGCCATCCCATCCATTCAAAGACGCTAGACCAAAAGTATTAAAGGAAAGATGTATTGGAATATAAATTTCAACTTCTGGATTGCGGGAATTATCAAAATCTTCTTTTGAATTATAGATTCTACCATATACTAGGTTGTTTGAATATTTTCCACTATAAGCAATATTCGGGGAAATGTAAATTTGAGTTAATTGTTCAAAGTCTGTAGTATTTCCATGTTCGTCATAAGTAACTCTAGGAATTAAATTTTTGCTAGTAGAATTGGAGTCTTTATCATAAGAGAGATTTAAATCTGAATTTTTTGGATGGTCCGCATAATTCCTGCCATCAAAATCTGGCTCTCCACCTTCTGCGCTCCAAACAATATATTTCTTGTCTTTAGATTCAATGTTAATAAAAACACCAAGATTATGATTATAAAGAGGATTGCGTCCTTCTCTATTATAAAGAATATAATCAAGCGTTTTACTAGCTACAATATCAACTTGATAATTTTTCTTTATCCTATAATCAATTATTGCCAATGGATAACAAGCAGAATACTCTTTATCTTCTAGTTTATAAGAAGTCTTGATAATTTGATTTCTAAAATTGTTTGCGGAAATTGGTGAAGTATAGGTTAATTTATTTCCCGCAAAATCAAAGACTTTAGATAGTTTTTTATTTCCGCCAAGGATATTCCATTGAATCTTGTCTTTTTCAATAATAAGTTTTTCATTCTTTTGGAAAAGGTTAAAATCAAAAATTTCATCATCTAAAGTTTGACCAGAATTTAAGGCAGCCTTTCCATTTTCAATTTCAAGGCAGAGTTTTTTATCTGTGCCAAAGACGAATGAAGGAGATAACTTAGCGACAATATCTGTACCATTGGTTCCATTTTCACCAACTTTGGTAAAAGTAAGGTCAGTTAATTGCCTGTAAATTTGCCCTTGATACTTAACGATTGCTTGAATCTGGTTATCATAAGAAAGAGAATCAAAAATATCTTTAATTTTTAGAGGAAATTGTTTCCCATTAAAAATTTCCTTAATTCCAGAAGCAGGATTGATTTGTAAAAGAGACGGTAATTCAATTAAAGAATTAGAAACAGGAACTAGCCACTCAATATCGAAAGTAGAGCTATTCACCTCTAACCCATTTGGGTCATAAAGATGTGCAATTAAAGGCTTTACTAAGGTTGGAGACTGATTCCTTTCATTTGCGGGAGAGACTCCCGATTCGCTATATTGGAATACTTGATTACCATTCTCAATTACAATTTGATAATCTTTTTTAACAGGACTTTTCTCGTTTTGTAAAACAATAGAAGAAGAGCCGATGTTATACTGTAGATTTTCGAGATTTTCTTCTCCAATAAGTTCTCTGTCTTGTAAATAAACAGAGCATTTGATTGTTACCAAATCATCAATTTTATTGACTGGGAAAATAAATTTATTTTTATTCCAAGAGATACCATCAAGACTATTAGCTAAATTCTTTAATGCTGTCAATTCTGCATAGGAAAAATTACCAGACTGAATTAGTTTATTATATTTTTCTTCTACCTCTTGTTTTGTTTGATTAAAGATTGTAACATTTCCAAATTTATCTACCTTAGACCAAACAAAAGTAAAAAACTTATCTGGATGTTCATTCGCAATTCCCGCATCAAAATTATTTTCCTTGCCATTAATCAAGCAGGTTAAAGTAGGAACGCCTAAATCAAAATTAAATTTTACACCAAGAGAAGAATTGATAGAAATCTCTCTTTTTGCTGCTTCGTTAAAAAGTATAAAATGCTCTTTAAGAATAATTTGCTCTTTATATACCGCAACTAACAAATATTTATTTTCATGTGCTAAATTTTCTGTCGCGGAAAATGACGCGGAATTATTATGTCCTTTATCTTCTAGTAATCTCCAACCAGGACCGCCATAAATTTGATAGCCTTTTGACAAGGCGGTAATTCTATTATCTTCTTTAAACCAATAGAAGTTAACTTGGTCAGTAAGATTAGTGTTTTTCATATAGAACTTGGCAGAAATGTCAAGATTAGAAGAATTATTTAAAGTTTTAAAAGTATTACCTTTTGTTGCGGAAATCTGTAAACGATAATTTCCACTTGTTGCAGCAATTTTCTTTAATCCCATGAATTGAATGTTTTTAACAAAAATATCTTTTCCATGTCCGAGTTTATCATCAGCGTTTACTAAGTCATCTTCTACAACGAAATCTCTTTCATAGAAAAGGATTGTATCAATATACAGAAAATTTTCTTTATCGACCGCATAAATTTGTTGTTGAGTAGTCCAAGAACCATTATTCAAGGGGTTGCCTACCATATTATTAGTGTCAATAATATAAGGTACTAGCTTAATCCCGTTTTCTTTACTCTGGTCCTTGTAAGCTAAAATAAATTCTAGTCCAAAAGTACCATTAGAGCTAATTCTGTGCGCTCTTGGCAATCTGGAAAGAAAATCGGCACTAATAAGGAATCCATCAGACTCTTTTATGCTGTTGGATAATTCATCACCGTCAACTAAAAACATCTTATTAGCAGCATCACTTTTTATACCATACTTGTAAAGTAAAGCGTACTCATGATTTAAATAAGAATGTAGTCCAAGAGGTAAACTATTGAAAGCATCATTAATTAGATTACGACCGATAATATTATAATTATTTAAAGCTGAGCTAACAAATTGAGAACTATCTTTTTTAGCCTGCCCTTTATCTAAAATGACTTTATTTGCGGAAAAATCGCCTTGCGGGACAAGGACGTAAACTACTTCACCGTTGGAATAAGTCTTACCATCGGCCGCATAAGCAAGGATATTTCCGCCATTGTATTCAAGACTATACTCTTTCGTTAAAGCGTTTGTACATTTCAAAACTTGTGCGGTAATGGTTCTATCAGCTTGAATTCTTTCCATTCTTTTTTGCGTTAGCGTATCCACAGCTTTTAAAATGGCATCTTGCAATTCGAGACTATTCAAAACATTACCTCCTTTTTTCTCTAATAAAAAAGAGCGTAGAGTAAAATTACCCTACGCTCAATCTCGTTTACTCTAATTTAAAATCAAAATTAGCAGTAAAACTTTATTCATTTTTGACCTATTTACCAAAAGCATATTGCCAGGAACGGTCATTAAGACCAAGGATAGCATCTTCAATCTCTTTAGTTGATGTAGCATTTGGGAACTCTGCCGTGATATGTACATCTTGTTTGATATTGTTATCAACACCCACAGAAGTCATACCATTGATGGCGTTTCCAAAAGCACCTAGAATATTATTAATTGCATCAACCTTCATAGCATTTGCAAAGCTGCGGACAGCCTGGACCGCACCTAAAATATTCTTAGTATCATCAGCATTTAAGACAAGTTCCTTTTGATGTAGTAAAGCAACCCTACCATCAGAAGAATTATTCCAAGAACCAGTATAGCCGCCAGTATCATATCCGATTAAGTTGTAAGAACTATAGCCAAGAGAGTTGTAGTTGACTAGCTTGCCACTTTGCCAATACTGATTAATATAATCTTGAACTTTGCGGGCAAAGTCAGAACCGTAAGCACCTTTTAGCTTACCAGAACGGATTGGGTCATTGCCCCAGCCAGATTGCCAACCATAGGTCCAAATTGCTTGCGCAATACCCCAAGCCGTAGCATCATTGCCAGAACCAGAACCGCCTGCGCCATTACCGCCAGCACTTCCACCAGCTCCACCAGCACCTCCGCCATTTTGTTGACGAGTCCATTCGTCAATTTGCCCTTGGAGGTTTTGATTTTGAGATAGTAAATTAGCATTTTCTTGCTCTTTTGCCGTAAGCTTATTACCAAGGTCATTTACTTGCTGGTTATAAGCTCTCATAGAATTGTTAGCATTAACTACTTTACCAGCCATGCTTTCGATTCTATGCTCGTAATCTTGAACTACACCAGAATCATTCTTTAATTGCTGAATAAAGTCTGCTGTGCTATTAGATAGCTCTTTTGTAGAATCAACGCAATTATTAAGGCTTTGAGTAATATTATCAAAATCCCTACCAACCGCATTAGCTACATCTTCTGTTTGCTCTTTATAATTTTCCGCGGTATCAATCAGACTATTAAACATTCCATCGGTATTAGTATTAAAATCAGCTAGATTTTGTAGCCAGTTTGTAATAGAAGTTGCCCAACGGGTATCAATCTGGTCAAATGCGTCATTATTACCTTGAACAATTTGGTCATATACATCTTTCATACCAGAACGATTTTCTTCGGTCATGGCATTAAACATTCCAATATAATCATTGATAATATTCTTTTCAGATGTACTTAATTGTTCTCCTGTTGAAGCAAGATATTCTTTAAGAGAGTCAATAATTGTTTGAGTTCTCTTTTTCTTTTCATCAAGAGACAAGTTCGCATTATTCCAAATGTCGTCTACTTGTGATTTAGCTTCGGTGAGTGCGGACAAGGAATCAGATTGAGTTTGTTTCATCTGTTCTTTTGAAAGATTGTAGGCATTATTTTGAGCATCTAGTAAATCGCCTTGTGCGGCTCTTGTATTATTCTGATTTGCGGTATAGACGTAGCTGTAATTACCCTGTGAATCTCTGCGGAGCTTCATTTGAGTCTTATTATTTTGAGCATCTTCGAGAGCGATGCGCTTTTGCAAGATTTCTAATTGAGCCTGTGCATACTGAACGTCATAAGAAGAAAGATTAGTCTTATTCCGCAAATATCCTAGCTGGTCTTTCATTTGGTCGGTAATCATTTGCTGTACTTTAAGGTCATTTGTACCGTCAAGTAAATCAAGATATTTACCTTGTAGCTTTTGGATATTATAAGCTTTATTGGCTGCGTCTAAATAGTAATCTGCATTACGATTAATAAGCTCCCATTCAGTCTTTATCCATTCAAGGTCATTCCCCATAGCATTGCCGCTCCAAGAGTCGGTAATCTTGCTAATAGCATTAGAATATTGTTTATGTAGATTTTCAAGGCTAGTCTTGATTAAATCATCAATATCCTTTGTAGCAGCAGTAATCTTCTCTTGAACCGTATTCCACTCTTCTGAGCCTTGGCGCATATGAGATTGCATTTCTTTCCAAATAGCAAGCTGTTGCTGATATTCCGCAAGTTGCGCACGATAGTTCGTTTGTTGAGCAGCAAGAATTCTATTTTGCTCCTCATAAGCTTTGTCGCCATGAAGAAGTTCAGAAATATCCGCAATGTGTTCTAGTTCGTCTGCGATTGCGGAATACTGATTCTTGCGCTTTTCGATGCGGTCAGAAATATCTGAAATTGCTTCGATAATCTTATTGTGAACGTCATCAATGTCGCTCCAATAGTCCTCTAGGAGTTTAGACATTTGGTTAAATAT